GCAACTGGTGCCGATGGAGTTACGGGAGCTGATGGCGCAACTGGCGCAACTGGTGCCGATGGAGTTACGGGAGCTGATGGCGCAACTGGCGCAACGGGAGCTGATGGAGTTACGGGAGCTGATGGCGCAACTGGCGCAACGGGAGCTGATGGAGTTACGGGAGCTGATGGAGTTACTGGAGCTGATGGAATTACTGGTGCAACTGGTGCTGATGGAATTACTGGCGCAACGGGAGCTGATGGAGTTACGGGAGCTGATGGTGCAACTGGTGCTGATGGAATTACTGGTGCAACTGGTGCTGATGGTAATGGTATTGTTAGTTCGCGAGTTAATATAGATGGTGATTTATTATTAATATATTCCGATACATCTATAGTTAATGTAGGTCATGTTGTAGGTGCTACTGGAGCTGATGGAGTTACGGGAGCTGATGGCGCAACTGGCGCAACGGGAGCTGATGGAGTTACGGGAGCTGATGGCGCAACTGGCGCAACGGGAGCTGATGGAGTTACGGGAGCTGATGGTGCAACTGGCGCTACGGGTACATTTTCATTTAGTGTAACACAAAATTCAGTTCTTTGGAGTCCATATGGAACATCAGTTACTGGAACTACAGAATTGTTATTTAATCCTACTGGTAATTTATCAAATTCTTTTGATGGATCTTCAAGTTATCTTCAAGTTGGAGGAACAGGAAGTGATTGGCAGTTAGGAATTACTTGGACAATTGAGTGGTGGGAGTACACATCTGGGGCTGTTTCTGGAATATGGACTGTATTAAGCCAAGATCCAAGCTATGATAATATTGATGTATATCATCAGTTTGATGTAATTGGAAATACTATTGCTATAGCAAATGGTAAAATTAGATTTCCCGAGCCTACACCTGGTCAATGGAATCACATAGCAGTTGTCAGTAATAATGGAACTAATTCAGCATATGTAAATGGTGTTTCTCAGACTCTAACTGTTGATCAGATAACAAATTTTATGGATAATATTGACCTATATGTTGGAAGGAGAGGTACTAATAATTTTCAGTACTTTTTAGGTCAACTTTCAGGAATTCGTATAAATAATACACCTTTATATACTGAAAATTTCACTCCACAAAGAACATTAACTAATATTGCTGGAACCGTATTATTGTTAAATGGAGATTTAGTAGATGGAAGTAATAGTCAGCATACAGTTTTTAATAATAATGTAGGTAATGTAGCTGGAGGTACAGGAATTTTACAATTACAAGGTGAATTGTTACCTTCTCAGGATTTAGTATATAATTTAGGTTCTGCATCAAAACGTTGGAATGAAATTAATGTTGGACAACTTTCTACAACAACTATTAAAGCTAGTGGAACTACAGGATTATCGGGACAAGTTCTAACATCTAATGGAAATTATACATCTTGGCAAGACTTGCCAACAATTTCTGGACCTACTGGAGCAACTGGATCTAATGCTGATGCTTCTCAATGGGCTTCTTATGCAGCTTCTACAAATGTTGTAATTCCAAATCCATTTTATTTAAAAGATCCTTTAGATATAAATCGAATTATTGTAGATGATTTAGGTAGTAATTTTGCAATTGCTATTGATTCAGATTTTGGTTCTGCTGGTCAATATTTAGGTTCTGATGGAGCAGGACATGTTGTGTGGTCAACTCCTCCAACAATTTCTGGCCCTACAGGTGATACTGGACCAACTGGAGCAGATGGAACAACCTTTAATTTTCTTAATATACAATGGAGTCCTTATGGGGGTGTACATGGTAATGATTTATTTTATGTGAATGAAGTAGTATTAGGCTCTGATCTAAATTCATATGTTTGTATAAACTCAGATTCAGCTGAAACAATTGATCCTGCCATTAATGCACCGTGTGATCAATGGAGATTATTTGCTATGCGTGGAGCTACTGGAGCAGATGGAGTCACAGGTGCTACAGGAACAACTATAAATGCTATATCAAATACAGTTTTATGGACATCTGATGGAACTTCTGCCATCGGAACTACTGGACTAGAATATGATGGATTTGGTTTAATAATTCGAGAAAAATTAACTGTTGGACCATTGGATACTGACAAAACTACAATTGCAGTTAATGGTTTTACATATGCAACTCAAGTAAATATTGAAACATATGATGATAATTATGTTGGTCAATTAATTATACATAGACATTCTACACAACTTCCAGCAATTTTAGCTGGAGCTGTATCATTTTCTAGTGATGGTCTAACTGGAGATGTAACTCCTGGAGCGTCACTATTTCAAGTTGCAGGATTAGGTTATGCAGGTGATGATCATAAAGAATTTGCCAGTATCGTTTTTTCTGCCGATGATAAAGATGGTATGGTAATTTCAAATATTAGTAGTCCAGGTAAAATTTTATTTAATGTTACACCAAATAATCAAACAAATACAAATACACCTATGACAATTAGAAATGATTCAACTATAGAATTTACTCCAAATAATGGAAATACAATAATTTTAAATGCTCCTATTCCAGCAAATAGTACAGGAGCAACTGGTGATTTACAAGGTATGTTTTCTATAGATTCAGAATATATATATTATTGTTTTGCAAATTATGATGGAACTACAGATATTTGGAAAAGAACACCACAAACTTCAGGTTCATGGGTCCAAGGAGTTTAATTAAGAACTTTATTGAATAATAATAAGATGCCTGGTGGATTAATGCAATTAGTAAATAAAGGAGCACAAGATCAACTTGTGACTGGTTCACCTTCATTTACTCATTTTAGATCTGTATATAAACGTCATACTGAATTTGCAATGGAACATTTTCGTTTAGATTTTCGTTCATCAAATTTAGACTTAGGTACATTACCAAGAAGTTTTAGAGCTAAGGTTGATAGAAATGCACAATTAGTTCATGATATGTATATTCATGTTTCATTACCTGATATTTTTTCTTCTGTGAATCCTGTTACAGTTGGTAAACATCCAGAAATAGCACCCGATGCTCGTGGAATAGGATATGAATTTCAATGGGTTTCAAATTTAGGTTATAATATGATAAGATCAGTTTCAGTCTTAATTAATGGAGCAGCTGTAGTTACACATACAGGTGAATGGATGAAATTATATTCTTATTTACATCATGATGCAAATAAACGTAAACTTGTAGATGAAATGGTAGGTCATATTCCTGAATTATATGATCCTGCAAATGCATTTGATAGAAAAAATCAATATCCACATTCATTAAAAGGACAAGCATCAATATTAGGTAGAGATTTAGTAATACCATTACATTTTTGGTTTTGTGAAGATATTGGTTCTGCAATACCTTTAATAGCATTGCAATATTCACAAGTTGAAATTCTTGTAGAATTCGCAACAATTTATGATTTATTTACTGTAAGAGATGTTCGCGATTCTTCTGCAACATTTGGACAACGTATTCGTCCTGATCCTGCATCACCTGAATTTAATTTAGCTAAATTTTTAAGTCCAACTATTAATGGTTCTTTAAAAAATCCAACTTTACAAACATGGAATTTAAATCCTTATGTTGAAGCAAATTATATATTTTTAAGTGATCCAGAAATGATACAATTAGCTAAAAGTGATATATCATTTAAAATTCGTGATACAAAAGTTGTTCAATCACGAAGTTTATATGGTGGTGGAAATGATGTTGAATTAGGAATACATAATTTATGTACAAGAGTTGTATGGGTAGCTCAAAGATCAGATGTTCATGCAAATAATCAATATGATAATTATACAAATTATTATGTGAATACTAATCCATTATATTTTTCAAACTTTACACCATGGTTTTCATCTGAGTCTGCAATAGAAAAAAATATTTCTGCACAAAATATTATTGTTGATGCAAATGTTGTTTTAGATGGTGCACAAAGATTTGGTACTAAATCTTATGATTTTTTTCAATATTTACAAAATTATAAACATCAAACTGGTTTACCTCTGAAAGGTGTTTCAATGTATTCTTTTGCATTAGATCATACACATCAACCTTCTGGACATTTAAATGGTTCAATGTTTAATAAAACAATTTTACGTTTGAATTTACAATTACCACCATTTACGACACAAACTAAATCAACTGCTGCATGTATTGTAAAATCTACAGCATTATCTTTAAATCCAGTTCAAGTTCAATCAATTAAAAATTTCACTGCAGATGAAGTAATAAATACAATTACAAAACCTGATTTAGAAGTATTTAAATATACATATACTGTTCGAGCATATGTTGAATCATATAATTTTTTGCGTATTACAAGCGGAATTGCTAATGTAGTCTTTTCTTCTTAATAAGTAAGAGATGAGTGGAGCAACAGGAGCAACTGGAGGAACTGGAACTGACGCAATTGTTGGTTTACAAATTAATAAAGCATCTTATGGAGTAGCACCATCAAGTTTAGTAGATGTTACTGCAGAAACTGCAGCTTTAATTAAAGATGGAAATGTAAATTTTACAGTAAGTCCACAAGCATTTGGTGTTTTAGATCCTGCACCAGGAGTAAAAAAAACATTTCAAGGCTCATTTGTAATTAATAATGGTAGACCAACAATTTTAACAAAAGATGATGGTGAAGTATTTGATTTAACTGCACCAACATTAGATAAAAAAGAAAAACCAAATCATGCAGGAATATTTGGAACAATTATATTTTATTTTTTAATTTATTTATGCGGTGCATATTTTTCATATTCTGCATATCGTTTAGTAAATGAAGGAATAGGACCTAGTTATCAAATTTTTGGTATTTTTCTAGGACTTATGATTTTTGGAGCATTTGTTTCTTTTGGAGCAGCAGATGTTCAATATGGTATATTAGGTTTAATAATATCATTACCTAGTCTAATTTTTTCTTTTTTATTTTTAGTATTTTTAATGTTATGTTATGATCTAAATTTTATTAATTTTTCATATTTAGCAAAAGAATAAAAAATAATTTTATTACATATCAGCATCCTTGAATTTTCCAAAACCCCACCATCCCATAAACTCTTCATCAGAGTTGTAGACACGGCGAGTTGTTTCTCCAATCAAGATATCTGCAGATTCAAATTTGCCGTCATCCATATTTTCATCATCAAGTTCTGAGGGACCTGTAACTAGTTTCCCTTGCTTTGTTTTAAATACTAGGGGGTCATTAGTGTTGGACAGGCCTTTAAGTTCTTTGAGTTCTTTATAAGTTAGCTCTGTAATTTCAAGAGCTGGAGCAGGCTTTTCACCTGAACCTCCAGAAGGACCTGGGCGTTTTGACATAGCAAAATCTTCAATGTGGTCATCAAGTGTTTTTGCAGCATAATCATCTTTTGTCATTGAGTTTGCATATTCTGCAAACTCCTTTTTAAATTTATCATCCCAAGTACATACTTCAGCAACAACTTCTTCAAGTTTCTTAGAAATTGTTGGTGTTAGTCTTGGGATATTTTTTACTGCTTTTTCTGGCTTTTCTTCTTTCTCTTTGGGCTCCTTGTCTTTGGGCTCTTTGGGCTCCTTAGGTTTCTTTTCCTTAGGTTCCTTGGGCTCCTTGTCTTTGGGCTCAAGAGATTGTACTAGTTTATTAACTTGTTCTTGAATCTTCTTTAGAGAGCTGAGAAGTTCAGCCATTTTGTAGTTGTTTTTAAAAAATTAGATTAAAAACAGAAGAATCCGTTTTTATAATTTAAGATCTAGGACTTCCATCTGGAGTTCCGTCGGGACTTGAATCTGGGGTTGCATCTAGTGGAGTTGTTCCTCCAAAAGAAGCAATAATATATATTTTAAGGGGATCATTAGGATCCATGTTAGTTATTAATAAGATTGCTTAAGTAAAAATAAAATCCGTTTTTATTTGAATGAAAAATTTAAAAAACAAATATAAAATGGGAGATTCAGAAACTGCAAAAGTTCAATTACGTGAATATTTGTCAACATTATTAGTTCCAAGATTATCTGAAGGATTTTGGAGTATTCATGCAAGTGCTAGTAAACTTTGTGAACAAAACAAACAACCTTCAGAAACTTTGAGAACGTTTCAAAATCTTTTAACAAAAATTCCCGAATGGTCAGATTCTACATTATCTGAAGAAGTTGATCGTATATTAAAAGTATCTAAATGCCCATATATTGATGATATTTTAATGGGTGTTTTCTTAGCTTATATGAAATCTTTTGCTGCTTTACAATATCGTGGAACTTCATCACATGTTAAAGTAGAATTTGATAGACCTAATATAACTAAATTTGTTCATGAATTATATAAACATTCTGCAAGAAAATTATGGCAAGGGGCTTATTTATTTAAAGGAGGACCATCAGAACAACAAGCTAAAAATCGTCAAGAAATTGAACAAACTATTCATAAAACTTTAGATGATGTTATACGAGTATTTTTACCATGGGAAATTATTGCAAAATCTTATTTTACTGAAGTTCCTGAAGCCCCAGCTCCACCATCTGCATCTAAAAGTGTATTATTTGAAGATGTTCCTGATTCTGATTCTGATTCTGATTCTGATTCCGATTCTGATTCTATTGAAAAAAAACCAAGATCACTTTCTTTAGGAGATGATTTAGATTTATCAGCACTTGATATTGAATCTGAACCTGAACCTGAACCTGAATCTAAAACTATTAATGTAACTAGTAAAAATAGTGCATTAGAAGAAATTGAATCAAAAATAGGAGAAGACACACTCGTTTTAAATTTGTAAATTTTTTAATTTCGACAAAATAAATGATGTTAGTTTATATATGTGTAATATCAGCTTTAGTTTGTTTTATATTATATGTTGGTGATAGACGTATGCGTGATGAATCTATTGATTGGACAACAGCCTTAAAAGTTTCTAGTATTGGTGCATTATTAAGTGGTGGTGTTGGTTATTCTTTAACATCTGAAGTTGTAGATATTAAAGAAGTTGTAGAAGCTGTTCAAGTTCCACAAGTTTCAGAAGTTGCAGAAATTGCACAAGAAATGTTTGTTGGTGTTCCAACATTTTAAATTTTAAATTTTAAATTTTAAATTAATCTTCAATAATTAAAGGAGTTTCTTCAACAGGACATTCATCTATAAAACAAGATAATTCAGAAATTTCTTTTGAAGGAACAGCATTTTTAGAATATTTTGCAATAGCTTTATATAATGAAAATCCTATAAATCTATCTATTTTAGGATTTTTTTTATAAAATAAGACAGAACCATTATCTAATGCCATCCATTTCATAAATAATTTAAATACAGGATAATTTTGATATTCAGCATATTCAGGACCTCTTGGATATAAATCCCAAAATAATGCAGTTGCTAATCTTGTTAAATCAAATGAAGGATTAGGTTTAATTTGTGGAGCTTTATCAGTATAAAATGGTTTAAAATTGTATTGTCCACCAGCTTCTTCACAAAAATTAAATTGATCACTCATAAATAATCTAGATTCTTTCATACTATTTAATTTAATTAAAGATATACCACGATCAAAATCAATAATTTTTAAAAGATATCCATATGTAGGTATTTTATAAGTTTTATCTTCAAAAGAATAATATAGGAATTCTTTGGGTGTCTGAATAAACATAATATTATTTCCATGTAAGTCATTATGAGTAAAAGCAAAATTACGTTGGGCAAATGCAAGAGCAAAAATAATTTGTCCAATCCATGCAAGATGTTTTTCTTGTGAAGAATCTTTCAGAAGTTCATATAATGTTCCTTCTAATTTTTCCATAATAGTTAATTGTACAGGAACATCTTTAAATTTTGCCCATGCAAATGATTCATCTTCTTCACAATCAGAATCAGATTCACAATCAGAATCACAATCAGAATTTAATTCTGACATAGAATCAATTTCAAATAATTCTGAAGTTGATACAGAAGAAGTTTCTGAATTTTCTAAGTCATCATTAAAAACTTGTTGTAATTCTGCAGGTTGTGCATGATGTTCTTCTACATTTAATTCTTGTACATCATCTAAAGCAATATCATCACCTAAATGTAAACCAAGTCTTGCTTTACGTGAATATTGAATAGTTTGTCCAGATTCAGAATTTAATGTTAAATCAAATGTTTTACCAATATTTTTTGTAAACCATGATTCATCACAAAGTTCTTCATAATCATCAGAAATATCTATAATATGCTCTTTTGCCATACCTGTAAAAGTTCCATAAACACGAGGAAAATGTTGACATTTAGAATTTGAAAGAATTACAGAAATTAATGAACCTACATATCCTGCATTTTGTGGACTTTGTAATTTATCATGAACTTTCTTAGCTATTTCTGATGACATTGGTAAACCCATAGACATACCACCTTTCATCCATTTAAAAGGACTTATTAACATAGTAATTTTAGCATGAACCTTTACTGAACTTCCAGATAATTCTAAAATATCATCTTTTAAACTTAAAATAGTTTCAGGAAATTTTATACCTACCAAATTACTATTAATTTTAAATAAAGATTCAATAGGTGGAAAAAAAGGTTGTAATTTGATAACATTCCATAATTCAGATGGATGTTTTATTTTACCAATTTGTAAATCTGTTGGAATAACACGTAAGTCTGAAGATTGTTTACGTTTACCCATATTTAATTATATTCCATGTAACAATATAACAAATCTTCACGCAATGAATTTCCAAATTAAGAAATTTAATGTTCAGACGATAGTGGAACGTTGTGAAATTGATTCGCGTAAATCTCCTATGATAGTTTTAATAGGAAAAAAAGATACTGGGAAATCTTTCTTAGTTCGTGATATTTTAGCAAATACAAGAAATTGTTTTCCTGTCGGAACAGTAATTTCTGGCACTGAAGTTGCTAATCCTTTTTTTCAAGATATGGTTCCTTCTAAGTTAATTCATGATAAATATAAACCTGAAATTGTAATGAATGCTATAAAAAGACAATTATCTGTAAAACAATCTAGAAATCATGATAAAAAATCTCATGGTGGTAATTCAAATTCTGATCCACGTGCATTCTTAATTCTGGATGATTGTTTATATGATAAAACATGGATTAATGAAGAATCTACACGTTATATATTTATGAACGGCAGACATATAGATATGGTAACTCTGATAACTATGCAATATCCTTTAGGTATTACACCAAATTTAAGAACAAATATAGATTTTGTATTTATTCTGCGTGAAAATAATATTACAAATAGAAAAAGAATTTATGATAATTATGCAGGTATGTTTCCAACATTTGAAATGTTTTGTCAATTTATGGACCAATGTACAGAAAATTATGAATGTTTAGTTATTG